TTCATCCAGATGAATCTTTTTTAGATCTAATATATTTATTTAAAATTCATAAACTTAATAAACGATCTAATATAAATACAGATATAATTGATAATAAATTTATTAAAATTAACATTAATCAATTATTAATTTTAGATTCTCTTATGGCGCATGGAGGATATACCAAAAAATATATTGATCTTAAAAATAGAAATTTATTTAGATATTCTGAACATTATGGGATATTATATTTTAAGAATCATATTCTTGAAAAAATAATAGTTGCAGGGAATACTACCAGAGTTGATACTGGTGATAATGAAATATTCTTACCAAAAGATTTATCGGATTATTTATCATATGAATATATATTTCATACACATCCACCTACACCAAAACCTGGCGGTAGAGTATATGGTGGAGTTCTATATGAGATACCAAGTATTGGAGATATATTACATTTTATAGATTCTTTTAATATGGGTAATATTTGCGGTTCAATTGTTATTACATCTGAAGGTTTATATAATATAAGAAAAACAGTTATGAATCGAGATAAATTTATTATAAATGAAAATAAATTATTTTTAGATTATAAAAAAGTATTTAACATGATTCAGACAAAAGCAATTAATAAATATTCTACAGAATTTACTTTAAATGAATTTTATACGGAGATTGCTCAAGATACATCTTTTATAGATCAACTTAATAAGATGTTATCAGAATATATGTTAAAAATAGATTATTATCCACGTATTAAGATTTCTAAACAATGGGTATTAAATCAGATATATTTACCTATATTTTAAAAGATATATTTACCTATATTTTAAAATATAAATTCATATAAAAATTATAATTATTATAAAAATTATAATTATAATAAATTAAATATAATAATTAATTTTTTCTATGTATAAGATATAAAGAATATGTCCGATAAAAAACAAATTTTTACTTATGGAATAATTGCATTTGTTGTATTAGTTATCATATATTATTTTATGACTGGTTCTGAAAATTTTGTAGGAGTTTCTCCAGGTTCTTCAAGTGGTTCCAGAAGCCCAATGTCTAATCAAGATTTAATGCAAATTCCAGCCTTATACAATAGACGGACTGGTGATGTTGTAACTGGATCTGAATTTTTAGGTGTCCCTGATGAAATTGCATCAGCATGGGGAGCTAAATTTGGTGAAAATGATAATCTAAATGCAGGCGGTCCTACATCTGATGGTTCCGAAGGATTAAATTACAATATGTGTAGTAAATCCTGTTGCAGTGCCCAATATCCTCCACCATTTCCCTTAGATGACGATGTTGTTGTTGCTCAAATGAAAAAAGATGGTAAATTTGTTCCAACTTCTTATAGCTGTAACAATGCATGGCAAGATAGTGGATGCGTTTGCATGACACCTAAACAACATGATTTTCTTGCATCACGTGGTAATAACGCTAATTAATGTATAATTTAATCCAGCTTTAAAAATTTTAATTTAAGATTTTTTTTAAATTTTATTATGATAATTAATATATAATATTATCATAATATGCATTATTACGAGAAGAATATAGTTGATATTAAAAATATTTATACAGATTTTCTTATAGAAATATTAACTCCTTTAATTTTTGAAGGTATTAAAGATATGTATTTGAAAGCAATAGATTATGAACAAAAAATAATTAAATCTATGATGGTTTCTCCAAATGTAAAAAATCCAGGTATATTAAAAATTTTTCAACATTTTCTAAAAGATATACCAACATTAAATATAAATTTAATTGAATCAGAAATGATTCGTATAAGAGATGCATCTAAACATGCTGATATATTTGATAAACTAATAAAAGCTGTATTTAAAGCACATATAATATTATTAACATATAATGCAACTGATAAAGAATGTATAATAGTAAATGATAAACTTCATGAAAAGATTGATCCTAAACAATTTATACATAAAATATATATAGAAGTTTCCAGAAAAATATATAATAATCCACAATTATTTTGGCATAAATCATCATCAAATGATGTACAAAGAAATCATCGTGAAACGATAATAATAATAAAAGAGAGTATAAAAGAGAGTATAATAAAAATATTACCTCTTAATGAAATATTAGCAGAATATTTAAAAAATGATTATATTAAAGTATCTCCTAAAGTTACACATCCACAAATGAAAAATATTAATAATGTCCGTTCATTATTATTAGATGAAGATTCTAAACAAAATTTTGAAACGAGAGAAAATTTTGATTCTAAACAAAATTTTGATTCTAAACAAAATTTTGATTCTAAACAAAATTTTGATTCACGAGAGAATTTTTTTGATGAATCAAATCTTATTTTAAATTCCGATGATAATGGTATAGAAGAATCAAATATTTTAATGAATAAACTAAATTCAAATATATCTAAATTAGATGAATTAATAGATCTACCTAAAATCGCTCCAAAATCTCCTAATAAAACTAAATCTCCAATTGCTCCAAAATCTTCAATTGCTCCGAAATCTCCAATTGCTCCAAAATCTCCAAAATCAGATGAAATAAATATTGTTAAATCAAATATTTTGGAAACAAATTTAAAAAATATTGATTCTAAGGAATATTTTAATAAAATGATGAATTTATAAAATATAATAAATATAATAATAAATAAAATTATTTATATTATAAATTATCTCTATAATATATATATCAATGTTTAAAGATTTAATTATGAATCCTGTAATTATAGGTTTGATTGCAGGTATTATTGCATATAATTATATGAGTTGGAGAAAACGTAAAATGATTGAAAAAAGACTAAAAAGAGGGAGGAAAATTAAACCTCAACAATTTTATAATGATATTATAATTCCAACATTAGTTGCAGTTATAGTATGGTTTATTGCATATGGATATATTAACTATAAAAAACAATCAGTTTCAAATAATCTTGATGAAGGAGTTGAAGGTAATGAAAATATTCCTCAATATAAATTAGTTAAAGATAGTAATTCGGAAAATCAAATTAAATCCGCTGATAGATCATTCACAATGATACAAACACAAAATGATATCATGTTACCTACTTCAAATAGAGTTCCAGGAGTATTTGTTGATTTATATAAGTAAAAAATATTATATTACGAGCTATCGCTAATATATTGTGAATTCTATTTATTTATTTAATAAATTTAATAAATTTATTAAATTTATTAAATATTTAGTCATAATTTATTTTAATTATTCTTAATAGCTTGCTCTAATGGTCTTGTAAGTTTTAAAAGATCTGTTGTTAATTGTGAAGTATTGGCAACTGCAGTTTGTTTATTAGTTTCATCTTTTCCAAAAGGTAAATATTTACCTTCTGCATCATAACTATAAGGAATATTATTTATCTTTGCAAATTCAGGCTCTTTTTTTATTTTTTCATATGCATCATTTGATATTATAACTAATAACGATTCTATATCTTTGGTATAATGCTCTTTCCATAGTGGATCAGAAAAATTAAAAGTACTTGGTGCGAGGTCAATAGGATGTCTACTATATATTCCAATACTTCCTTTTTGGTTACTATACATATCTGAATCAAATAATTGATATCCCATAGGTGTTTGTTTATCATATACTATCATATCTCCATATAATTCCGGTCCAGCTATTTTTTCTACTTTTACTATAAATCTTTCTTTCCCTCCGCCTCGCATTTTTAATGCTAAATATTTCCCCTTGTATTTTAAGTATTTTTCTTGATAACTCATAATATACATATCAGTTTAGAATAAAAATTAATTTATAGTAATTAATTCTATATTATTATTAAAATATAAGTTTTATTTTAATAATTATTAAGTTTTATTTTATTATATAATTAAATTACAATGGAAACCAAAGATATTGAAATGAAAGATGGTAATAAACTACCAATTAAACAATTTAAATTAGCAGATATGGTTGAGAATCCTGCGATTATTATGATTGCAAAGAGAGGTAGTGGAAAGAGTTGGGTTGTTAGAGCTGTAATGTTTCATTTTAATAAAATTCCATGTGGAATTGTAATTGCACCAACAGATAGAATGAACTCTTTTTATAATGATTTTTTTCCAGATACTTATATCCATTATGAATATCGCAGTGAAACTATTACTAAAATTCTACAAAGACAAACTGATATGATTGAAAAAAAGAAAAATAAAAAAAGTAAAGGGAAAAAATTAGATGCCAGAACTTATATAATTATGGACGATTGTTTAAGTTCAAAAGGAACCTGGATGAGAGATAAACCTATTCAAGAATTATTATATAACGGAAGACATTATGAAATAATGTATATCTTAACGATGCAATATCCCTTAGGGATTACTCCAGAATTACGATCCAATTTTGATTATATATTTTTATTAAAAGAAGAATATATTTCAAATCAAAAAAAATTATTTGAACATTATGCTGGAATGTTTCCAAATTTAGATTCATTCAGACAAATATTCGCAACATTAGTTGCAGATAATGGCTGTATGGTTATAGATAATCGTCGTAAGGTTAATAATCCTCTCGAAAGAATATTCTGGTTTAAAGCACCTGATCTAACATCGTCGCAAACTAAGATTGGTTGTAATCAATTTCGTAAATATCATCAAAATAATTATAATGATTCTTGGAAAACTCAATCAAAGAAATTTGATTTTACATCATGGTGTGCAGATATGAAGAAAAGTAAATCTGTAATACAAGTTGAAAAAGAAGAAGTTGATGATAAAGGTAATATTGTTAATAAAAAATTAAAAGGTTTGGATAAATTTAATCGCAATCATCGATAAAAAAGTACACTATAATTTATAAGATTCATATATATGAACTTTTTTTAATAATTTTATAATAAATGCGATTAAAATTAAATATTTTTAATTTTAATTATCTATAAATAATATTTTTTTAACTTTATATGATATATAAAATGACAACACAACTCGGTGGAAAAAGAGGTAAACGAAATTCAAAAAAAAGTTCTAAAAAAGTTTCTAAAAAAGTTTCTAAAAAAGGTTCTAAAAAAGTTTCTAAAAAAGTTTCTAAACAAAGTTCTAAAATGCAAAAAGGAGGAGCACCTCCTCCTATTATACCAGATCCTTATTATCAAGAACCAAAACTACAACCTTGGTATAAAACACTCAATAAATCGTATACATCTCTTGAAAGTACACCTTCTACAACAAATATACCTCCTTCTTTTAAAGATGCAAAAGAATACGTTGATCCAATTTTAAAAAAAAAAATTAGATATGATACATCATGTAAAGAAATAGTTGATGGAAAAGAAGTTAACCTTGATGATCTTTATATTGAAAAAAGAAAACAATTTAATATGGATTATACTAAAAGAGATATAGAAACTCAAAAACTAACTCACGCTTGTAATGAAAATGGTAATGAAGTTGAGTGTAATAAAATACTAAAAGAGATGTTGGATAAACCATGTGGTAATTTTGATACTAAAACAAAATGTATGGCTGGAAATGCAGGACAAGAAGTTTTCGATCAAGGTAATCAAACAGGTGTAAACATACTAAGATATAGAGGAAGTGTCCCTCACACAGTTAAAGGTACTTTTGATAATACAAATGATCAAACTGGAGAAACCAAAGTATCCGAATATTGTAGAGAACAAACTTTAAAAAAAGCTATGGATATATATAGTACTGCAACAAAAAATCCTGCAAATCCAGATCCAACAAAATTTACATATCTTAAACCTTATCCAAATCTTCCAGTTTTAAGTACAGTCAATCCTCCTAAATTAACTGGTGGTCGGCGTAGACTAACTAAAAAATCGTCTAAAAAATCTTCCAAAAAAACTTTCAAAAAAGGTTCAAGAAAGGGTTCTAAAAAAGCTCAACGAGGTGGTGCTAAAAAAGCCTCTAAGAAAAGTTCCAAGAAAGGTTCCAAGAAAGGTTCCAAAAAGAGTTCTAAAAAAGTTAAAAAAAGTAGTGTAAAAAAAACCTCAAGAAAACCCTCAAGAAAACCCTCAAGAAAAACTTCAAGAAAAACCTCAAGAAAAACAAAGAAATATTAAATATTAAATATTAAATATTTAATAATAAAATCTTATATTCCCGATATAAAATATTTATTTATATTAGTCTTCTGTCGGGTATTAAGGTCATTCAGATCTAATATCCATGGATCTGGTTGGGAAAACATTGTTGAAAATATATCTGTAGGGAATACAGGTTGATCTAATTCTTCTTGTGGAGATCTTGGTAAGTATTTATAAATGATTTTTTCAGTAGGTTTCTGTTTTATTTCATATCGATAATATTGATCTATATATATTATAATAAAACCTATTATAATTAGAACAATCCCAACTAATATATTACTTGATGAATTACTCATTATAATTTAATAAGATTTTTAAATTAAATATAATTTAAAAATTTGTTCATAATAAAAAATTTACTTATAATTTGTTCATAATAAAAAAATTACTTATAATTTATTCGTAAGAGCCTTAATACGATTAATATTTTCTTGTAATTTTTGATTTTGTTCAGTATCTTCCTCAATAGTATTTAATGTAGCAGTAACTGGAGATACTGTAGTTTGAGTTAATGCAGTTTGTTCAGCGAGACGTTTTTCTTCAAGTTGTTTTCGTAATCTACTCTTAACATCATTTGCATTAGCATTATTTTTTGGTTTTACTTGAGAATCTTTTTTAGTATCTAAATTTAATTCTTTTTTTTGCCCATCTTTTTCTGCTAAACCTTGTTTAATAGATTCTTTTACTCTATTCTTATGTTCAACTGCACCTTCGTCAATTAAAGACTTCTTTTTACCCACAAGTGCATTCATCTCTTGAAGAGATAATTCTTGTTTTTCTTTAACTTTTTCTAATCCATCCATTAACTTTTGTTGTTCATCATTTCCCCATTTCTCAGCCTCAACCATATTACGATCAGCAGGATCAGGATCCCATGCGCACCACTTACCAATTGGCATAACAAAGATATCAAAATACTTATCAATTTCATTTAATTCTTTTGCAGCGGTACATGCTCGATCATATTCTTTAAAAATTGCAGGACGACCCTTATATTTACGAATCTTTAATCCTCTCATATTACAATTCATTACACCTTCTGGAGATACAAACGAGATTAATGCAAAATTTTCCTCTCCGGGATCTTCATCTAAATTATCAATTTTGGTATATTTTTTCATATCTTCTTCATAAGTAGTTTCAGAAGTAGTTTCAGTTGTCATATTCTTATAAATATTATATTGAAGTATTTTTTTAAATAGTATAATAAATATTATTTAATAATAATATTTATTTTTTTTATTAATTAAAAAGATGGATGATAATCCCAACTTAAATCTTTACAAATATTTTTCCATATAACATCTTGAACTCTTAATTTATCTCTTGATTTTAATAAACCAAAATATTTAGAATTTGTAATCATTCTCTGTTTAATAGTTAAATCGGGTGCTTTATCAGCTTGAATTAAAAATAATTTATGAAGGACATATGAATAATTTAAATAATTTGCTCTATCAGTTGGTTTATATTTTTTAAATGGTTTCTCAGTTTGACGAAACATCATTTTTGTAAGATCTTCTTCATCGCGTGTTAATAACGGAGGAGGAGTATTTGTAATGTGCGAGAATATTAAGAAATTATGTTCATAATATAAATTTAATCTATATTTTTTTAATATTTTTTTAATAAGATATGGTGTAGTTTCATCAATTGGTATTAACATCTTTTTTAATTCAAATCTTAATAAATCATATATATCTGATGGAATAATTGTTGTTTGTTTTGCTTGAAATTGATTAATCTTCTCAATAAGATGATTAATAGGTTTATATGGATATTTAGGTTTTTCATTAAGAGAATCTTTATGAGATGGTATTTCACTCTCTATAATTACATATTCAAAATTACCACATTGATTACATACATATATTCCTTCAGAATGTATTAATGTTTTTTCAATTGAACAATCTGTACATATTTTAATAGGTGATAATTTTACTTTATCACACATATACT